ACTGCGAGGCAGGTCGGTTGGTCGGAAGGCCAGGATGCTAGTCCCTCCCGTCAGCGTAGCGACTTGGGAGGGACCGCGGAGCTTGAGCGACGCGAGGGTGGGCAACTCGCACAGGTGCTCTAGTAGAAGGAGAGACTGCTGAGACTCTCGTCTCGCTGCTCGCCTGCGCAGCAGGGTATCAGCTGACCCACCCACGCTGCGCTTCCTGGTACCCCCGCTGAAGTAGCCTCCTCCCCACCCTCCCCTCTCCTCTGCCTCACGGCTCCACGCTACAGTGCTGTAGTTTCGCACACTTAGCTCCGGGTCACTTCTGACCCACCCCACCCTGCCATGGCACGGATGGCACCCCGGGGGGAGAGGGGACCCCGAGAGGGGGCGGGCCTCCCCTTACCTAGAAAAGTGAATTTTCAGACCCCATCCATCCTTACGTCCGTCCGTCCGTTGACTTTCCTCCATCCGTCCGTATAATGCTGGGTATGAGCATCACGGAGAAGCAACGAGAGAAACTGCAGGCGATGTTGGCGACCAAGGGCCGCAAGGTCGACCGCGAGGAGGTGGTTCGGCGCTACCTCGCCGGGGAGAGTGTAGTGGGCATCGCAGAAGCCTTGCGGGTGCATACCCAGACCATCTACTTGAACCTAAAGGCTGCCGCTCGCGGTGGGTGATGAATGTCCACGTAACGGTGTCGGTCGACCCGAAGCTCCTGAAGGAGTTCGACCTGTGGCTGAAACTGAACAAGTTCAAGACAAGGTCTGAGGCAATCGTGTACTTGATGCGCCAGGCTATGCCAGAAAGGAAGGATGGAGATGACCAGTGCTGAAACTGATGAACCCAGCCGTTCCCGTCTGGAGATTCGCCAGGAGGTGTTCGACCTGTGCCGACAGTTCGGTGTGCCCATACCTGACGATTGGGTGACTTGGCCGCCTCCTCCTTCGGACCATCGCCTGCTGCCTGGCCACCAGCAGGAGCTGCCGTTTTGACCGCCGAGGAGTTCGCTGCCAGCCATGGGCTTTCCTTGGAGGAAGCTGAGCTAATCCTTGCCAGGAGGATTCAGAAGGAAAACCCTGGCGCTCTAGGCCGGCTGGCCGTGGCCATGAAGGCCCTGGTGGCTGCCCAGAAGAAAGTAGGGGTCCACCCGGTGGTGGCCACAGGTGATGGGGTGGCGAAGTCGTTCGACGAGGAGGCCGAGCGGAACCTCAGTGACTTCTATGCCTCGAAGGGGGGTCAGGAAAGACCCCACCGAAAGGTGCGACAGTCGTCGGTTGCTGTTGAGGACATGTCCCAGGACCCGGAGGATTACGGATGAGGATTCTATGGGTTCTGGAGGCCTACGACTGCGGCTGGTACCTGTTCGGTTCCTTCAAAAGCCTAAAGGAGGCCCGTCATGAACGGGACACGTACTTTACGCAGCCGACGCGAATTACCAAGTGGGCAAAGGTATGCAAAAAAGACCCGTCGGTAGGCTGTTTACTTCTCGCCACCTTATTTGCAGCTCTCCTGTGCTGCGGTGCAGGGGTAGTGCTCTGGGCCATATCCACCAGCGTCGGCTACCCGGTCCACTGGACGACCTGGAGCGTGTTCATGTCCATAGCGCTGTGGGTGACCGTAGAGGTTGCTGACCAGTGAGACGCCCGAAATGTAAGAAGAAAGGGAATTATGTCTAGTTTGTATTCTGTGGAATGGAAGCTGAAACGTGGCTCCTCGTGGAGGTGGTGGTCAGCGGAGAAGTCCCTTGTCAAGGCTTGCCACGAGGTGGCATTCATAAAAGACAACCATGAACCATATAGTTGGCGCATCACCAGGTGGGTGAAGGCCCCCTCGATGGCACCAGCAAGGCTCCCCGGATGGACTCGCAAGTGATCACCGTATCGTTCGTAACGTACTTGTACCAAAGTCAGCTTCGGCGCGTAGGTCCTATGCCGACGGAGGCCGGTGAGGCGTTCGCTAGGGAGCTGTCGCGTAGGTCTGGGATATCGTCAATCAGGCTGGAGAAGTGGGCCTGTGTCGACTCCAAGGAGTTTTCAAAGTGAACGTCGGCGACACTGTAACCAAGACCAGCGACGACACTTTCCGTGGGACCATCGTCCAGTTGCCCAGGAGCATTGGCCGTAAGAGACCTCGTGTCCTAGTTGCCTCTCTCGCCGGGGAGACCTGGATGCCTTTGGATGAGCTGAAGAAGGTCGAAACTGACATAGACACTTAGGCCACGTTGTGGCACAGTTAACCCCTCGACAACTGAAGGAGATACGAATGGCTGCTCCGTTTCGTGTGATGTCGCCTCGCAAGGATGAGAAGACTGGTAAGACCTACTGGACCAAGATTGGAGTAGCGTTCAAGCGTGACGATGGAGGGATGTCCCTCAAGCTTGAAGCTCTGCCGCTTGGGGCTGAGTTGGTGATTTTCCCGCCCGATGAGCGTGACCGTCGTCCCAAGTCCGACACGAACGGCGATTTGGGAGGCGACGATGTGCCCTACTGATTCAGTATCAGTGTGGGATGAACTCGTCGTCTTACCGGGCAAGTACCCTGATTGGGCTCTCCGCGTCGACCTTGGTAGCGGGAGTTTTTCTTCCACTTCGTCGGCCGCTTTTCGGCCAGCATCACGAAGTGGTACTTCATCAAGGTCTTTGCGCGGGCTAATGAGAAGTAAGTTTCTCCTAGACTGTTGCCGTATCCTGCTCGCAACAGGAGCCGCTCAAAGCCAGCGTCACCAAGGCCCAGGTATCGCTTCAAGTGACAGGGACGGCACTTCCACGCCATGAAACTAGTGTGTGCCACGGAGGAGTGGCTGGGCAAGTACCAGGAGCTGGCTTTTCAGCGCAATCTGTCGTTTCGGCCCTGGGCTAGCCGGCTCTCACTCCTAGTTGCCGACGGTAAGCAGCTTATTGCTGGGGTGATGGCATACGACTCGACGGGGCCTTTCTTGTTTTTCGAGCACCTCATCACCAACGAGACAGCGACCATGCGCACACGGTGGGCAGCTGTAAGTATCATGGCTGAGGAGATGGTGAACATGTGCCGACACCTGGGGAAGGTTCCTCAGGTTACTGTCCGGCACAAGGGCATCAGGCGGATACTTGAACGGGCTGGGCTACAGTGGCCTGGCGCGATTGTAATGACATGTGGTTTCGACCAATTGGAGAAGAATGACTACACCCGGCTCCCGTACTTTGCCCCCCAACATCCTCGCCGCCGCAAGGATTCAACGCCTACTGACCGACCCCCCCCCTGGAGACCCAGCGAACGGTTCTCGAGTTCACGCTGAGATGTTTGGAGGAGCGAGCGGATACGAGGATTACTCCCGAATCTGAGCTAGGCTAGGACATGAACTCTAGCCGTCTGGAATGGAGCGTGCGGGAGAACCCACGACGGGGACCTTTCATCCTTTCATCCCCCGGGCGAACACCAGGCGGCGCCTAATGTCTGATATTTTCAAGAAAGGACCCTCATCTCTCGAGAAAATCGAGCGAGGCCTGAAGAAGGTAGAGAATGACCTCTTCAAGGAATCGCTCGCTGTAGTCCACTCCAGTATTTCACACACGTTCGATCTTGACCCAGAGAACCCGAACGACCTGCCAGCGGAGTGGCTAGAGGAGCTTGAAAAGGGGCTCGTCACCGAGATGGAGTTGGGAAAGCGCAAACGCATCGCGCAGGCCGCGATGCTGTCACCGAAGGAAGCCCCGGTCGCTCTCCAGATAGCCGCGAAGGTCCTGTCTGGTATGCAGAAAGCCCGAGCTGCTGGCGACCAGGGCAGTAAGACGCTGAACGTGAACGTCGTAACCATCAACGCCCCGATGCCAGTATTCGAAGAGAAGGAGATTGAGCATGAGTAAGTCGGTCAATGTGACCTACGTCGGGCCTCGCGGCGAGAATGGGTTCTCATTCAACCTTGCTGACTTCGACCCGGCAATGGATGCCTCGGTACGGAGGCTGCTGGAACGCTTAGCTAAAGGCGTACTGAGTGGTGGCATCTCCAAAGTCACCGTAGAGGCCAAGCATGAATAAGAAGGACATCATGCGTCAGCCGAGCATGGAGGCGCTAATCCCTGCTCTTATCCGCTCTAAGCCGGGCATTACGTCTGCCAGACTTTTCGAGGTAGCCAAGGAATGGGCAGGCTGCTCCGAGGAGGCCGGACAAGCAGCGGTGGCTAAACAAGCAGGAGAGGTCCGTCTCTGGACAGTTCAGGACACCTGGGAGTTCGAAGGTATTCTGGCTGGGCTCATTGCTGATGGGTGGATATGCACCAATAAGCAATGGCAGGAGAAGGGGTATATGGAGCCAAGGTCACCCAAGGGGCCACCGAAGGTCTGCCCGCGTCAGCTGAGGATGGATTGGTGAGAGGCCACTGGGACCCTAAGCCGGACGAGCGGAAGTATTACCGTCGAGCCTTTGACGGCCAACGGGGTTATCTTGTTCGCCGAGAAGGCAAAGACTGTGTTCGCCTGGACCGTCCCATGGAGGAACTGGTATCTCAGTTGGACGGCACCTGGGTAGAGGACGCTAAGCTGCATGTGATGTCGCCTCACGCGGCGGCGAAGATTGCCTACATTGCCGACCAGGCACTCTGCCGCGCTACCGGCGAGTACGGCTCTAAGCGAGAGTGGCTGGATTTGCCAGACAAGGAGCGTATCCGGTTCATGAAGGACGGTCCGGACGTGGGCGGGTTTCGGGATGAGTTCCACAAGGGAGTAATGGCGCTACTGAAAGACCTGACCGATGGATAGAAAGTGCATGGACTGCGGGCGGCCCCGAGGCGAAGATTTCGAAAATCCCGTTAAGGGTCACTGTTACGCTGCGTGGTTCACCGACTGGCAAAGCACAGACTGCTGGCGTATCGCTTCAGAAGCCTACGCGAAGCGACCTCTTAGAGAGCCGTCCGATGGTTGAGCGTGTCAACCGCAAGCTCTCCGCCAGAGCGGTAGAAAAAGACTACCTGCTGGACTTCGTGAACAAGGAGCTGGTGCCCGTGGTGGAGCGAATCCGGCTCACATTGGACGCGCTTCAGTCGGTGCTAATGCAGGGAGACGGCAACCCGGAGGGAGTGGTGGAGGCAGACAAGGGGGCCCTCTACCAGAACACCACAGGAACCGTAGGGTCGCTTCTGTACGCTAAGACGACAGACGACGCCAATACGGGTTGGGTACTCGTGCTGTGAGCGATGAACACGTAATCCCCTTACTTTATAAGCCATCGGCCTGGGGGTCCGTGTTTTCGCAGTTGCCACACAACGAGGCCCTCGGAGGAGGCTCGGCGGGTCCCGGTAAGACCATGTGTCTTCTGATGGAGCCGATGCAGCAGATTCTGGTGGAGCACCAGCGCTGCGCTGACCCTGACCATCCCTACCATCAACCGTGGGGCAGCTCTTCGGGGCATGCCATCTTCCTTCGCCGTACTCACCCGATGCTGGCGGACGTTATCAAGCGTGCCCATCGGCTATTCCGCGCTGTCGACCCAGCGGTGAAGTGGAACGAAAACAAGTCCACCTTCACCTTTCGCTCCGGCTACGTCTACCAGTTCGGTCATTGCCACGACAAGACTGACTGGGAAAACTACCTCGGTTTCGAGTTCACCATGATTCTGTGGGACGAACTCATTACCTTCGAGGAGGAGCAGTACGACCAGGTCAACTCCCGCCTGCGGTCATTCGACCCCGTTCTGAGGAAGATGCTGAAGATTCGGGCCATGTCCAACCCGATGATGCAGCGCAAAAGGGGAGATAACTTCTCCGTCAGTAACCCCAACTGGGTGCGGACGCGGTTCGTCGACCCTGCCCCGGCTGGCAAGGTAACGCTGGTGAAGAAGATTCGGATGGACGACGGCTCCATCGAGCGGTGGACATCTATCTACATGCCCGCCCTTCTTAGCGACAATCCGGACCCCGAATTCCGGCGTATGTACGAGATTAACCTCCAGCAGAAGAAGCCTCACATTCGTCAAGCCCTGCTGAGGGGAGACTGGAACCCGCAACTGCACATCACTAAGCCATTCGACATCCCAGACGAGTGGCCCAAGTGGAGGAGCATGGACTGGGGCTTCAAGCTGCCTGGATGCGTCCACTGGTGGACAATGGACGAGGACGAGAATGTCTTCTGTGTCGATGAGATGAAGTTCCAGGGCCAGACGGACGAGGAAGTAGCCGAGCGTATAGTTCAAAAGGAAATAAGTCTCGGATGGTCGACTAGCAAGAGGTCTAAGCTTACCGGCCCGGCAGACACCCAACTCTGGGAGCAGCGCGGCGACACCAGTAAGACCAAGGCTCAGGCGATGGCTGACAAGGGTGTTTACTGGACGAAAGCCGACAAGCGCAGCCGTCTCCACAACGCTGAGCTGCTCACGAAGCGGCTGAAGGACCATAGCGAGGGGACGACGACCCCAGGTGTGGTATTCTTCGACCGCTGCAAAGAGATCATCCGCCTAATCCCTGCTATCCAGACATCGGACAAGAACTCTGAGGAGCCCCAGGACGGCAACGACGATCACCCCTTTGACAGCTGCGTCGTGGCTGGAACTTTAGTTGACACCCCAGGAGGGCTCCTGCCGATCGAAGAGCTTATTGCTGGAGACCAGGTTCTCTCCACGGACGGCAGTTATTGGACATCGTTCGGTGGTCGGCTGACACGGCGCAATGCGGAAGTCTGGAAAGTCACCTTCGAAGGCGGAGAGCTAATCGCTACTCCTGACCATCGCATCCTCTGCACGGACGGTCAGTGGAGAAGGATTGACGAATTGGACTCTAGCCTGTATGCTTTTGCTCCGTGGAAGACCCGGAAGTCATCACAGAAACAGCTCAGCTGTTCCGAGGAACAAGGTACTACCTCTGCGGCAAGTACTACCAGCGAGACGGAGTGCGGCTCCATCGCGCGGTTTGGGAAGCGGCTAATGGCCCTGTGCCAAAGGGCTACCACGTCCATCACATCGACGAAAACCGCGCGAACAATTCGCTCTCGAACCTCGAACTTATGTGCAAAGCGGCTCACGGCGCCCTCCATATGCGAGAAAGGCCAATCGAGCAAATGCGAGCCCAGGCGGAGCGTGTCCGGCATCTCGCGGCAGCTTGGCACTCTTCTCCGGAAGGTCTGGAATGGCACCGTAAGCACGCTCAGGAATCCATTGCCAAGCCTCGCTCTGGTATCCCAGGCAGTTGCTGGGTCTGCGGCAAGGCTTTCCTCAACCAAAGCTGTGGCATCAGGAAGTGGTGTTCGCCGGCCTGTGCTCAGAGACACAGGCGAGCATCCGGCGTTGACGACGTGGAGAGAGTTTGCACTGCCTGCGGGGGCTCGTTCATGGTTAGCAGGTTCCGCAATCAAGCCTCCTGTTCACGGGGATGCGCGGAAGCTGTTAAGCATCGAGCCCTACGGGAAAGCCGACGTTTATTGCACGACGGTCCCAGTGATGGGTGCGTTCGTGGCAAACGGAATCGTCGTCAGTAACTGCCTGTATTCGATGGCCTACGCTTCCAACGGGAAAGCCGGTCTCGGCTGGGTTGAGAAGGACGAGGAAGACGAAAAGCGTGAAGAGCGCAAAGGTCGAGGTAGGTGGGGCTACGGAAGCGAGTTAATGTAAGCCATGAACGAAGACGACATCATCGAAGTTGAGCTGGATAAGGACGCGGATGCTAAGGAGGAGGTCGTCATCCAGTACGACGAGGACGCTACGAACCTCGTCCCTGTCTTCGCGGAGACCAAGGAGGGCAAGGAGTACCTGAAACGCATCTCCGAGAAGGTATCCAACGACTTCCAGGCGGATTGGGACTCGACTTCCGAGTACCGCGACCGTCGCAAGGCTGACTGGAAGATTTTTGCCGGCGACCTACCGCCTAAGGACTTTCCGTTCAAGGACGCGGCGAACCCCCACGTGCCGCTGATGCTAGAGAATCTCTCTCGCCTGTGCTTCCGGGCTACGGGTGAACTGTTCGGGGACTGGCAGACCATCCTTTCAGCCGTTCCTATGGGTGCGGATGACGAAAACGTGGCTCAGTTCGTTACGCGCCACATGAACTGGCAGTTCAACGAGCAAATCCCGGACTTTAAGCGCCAAATTGGTCACCGGGGGGTGCTGACGTTCTTCGCTCACGGGGACGTGGTGGTTCATAGCTACCACGACCCAGAAACACGCCTCAATCGCCACGAGGTTCTGACTTGCGACAACTTCGTGACCCCGTTTGTGCACGTCACGACGATGCCAGACTTCTCAGACTGTCCACATTACACGAAGGTACTCCGTTTCTACCGCCATCAACTCGAGGCCCGACGGGACAGTTGGTATGACGTAGATAAGGTCCTGAAGAAGACTCACCCATCCTGGGATGATGAGCCTGAGGCCCCCCTGGCCGAGGCGGTAGGCGAGACGCAAGGCATTTCACCGGAAAATTCCGACTCCGACAAGAAGCTAGGTGGCGAATCGGCCCCCTACACGCTTCTCTGGTACGAGGGTTGGCTCCATTTGCCCAACCAGGACAAGGACCGCTGGTGTCAGGTCATCCTGGATAAGCACTCCAAGTGCATCCTGAACCTGATGATTCACGAGCGCGCCAACTGGCAGGACCGTGAGCGTTTCAACGGTCAGATGATGGAGAAAGAGATGTTCGCTCAGGCCATGAGCCAGCATCAGATGACGGTTCAGGCGCATGAAGCTGCGACCATGCAACACCAGGCTGTCCTGGGTGAGGTTGACGGACGAATATCAGGACTGGCCAGTGAGCTGGGTGATGCGCTGAAGTCCGGGATGATGGATGGGCAGAACGCTACGGCGATGCTCGATGTCCAGTCTCGGCAGGTCGACGGGATGCTCCCGCCGCCGCCTCCCCCACCACCGGAAGCTCCTCTCCCGCCGGACTGGATGCTGGAGAAGCTAGTCCCTGGCGAAGACGGGGCGATGCCTGACCCGATGAGTGTGGAGCCAGACCCCATCCGCCGCGAACCTGTTTACCTCTTTACCCACGGAGTTTGCATTGAGCCGCTTCACGGAAACCTTGGACTCAGCTACGGCATCATTCAAGCTGACCTCAACCGAGCGGCCAACACCGCCCTCGCCCAGTTCACGGACGCGGCTACCCTCAACAATTGCGCTAGCTATATCACTAGCGGTCTTGAGTTCGAGGGAGGCGACCTCGATTTATCGCCCGGTGCGGTCAATAAGGCGAAGGGGTCTATCGGCCAAGAGCTGAAGAACCACATCATGCCCATCCAGCCGGGCCCAGCGAGCCCACAGCTGATGGATGTGGTGAAGCTCTCCATCGACACTGCGCAATCCTCCATCCAAAGCCCCAACGTACTTTCTGGTGAGGCTGGCAAGTCTGGCGAAACGGCTCGGGGCTTGATGGGCCGCATTGAGCAGGCTACTAAGCAGCTCTCCGTCGTGACGGGGAAGTACGCGGACGTGGTTGTTCAGGTTGGGAAGAACAACGCCTACCTCAACAGCGTCTTCCTGCCGGAAGAGGAAATCGTCAAGCTTCTTAACACGGAGAGCCAGCGCTACGAGGAACTGAAGGTCGGCAAGGGGCTCTATGAGAAGGGCTACAAGTTCCAGCTCCGAGCTGACCTACGGTTCGCTACCCAGGTCCAGAAGATCGAAGAGGCCGACTCTGTCCTTCAGATGTGCCTACAGGTTCCGCCGTTGGCCGCAAATGCGAGCATTGTCTACACAGCTATCAAGCAGGCCTTTATTGCACGTGGGAGATATGACCTTGTGCAGAAAATGGGAAGCCCACCCCCGGACCAACAGCAATTTCCCGTACCGGGACCTCCTCCGGGCGCTCAACAGCCCGGGGCCCCTGCTCCCAATGGAGCACCCCCCGCTCAAGGCGGGCCTCAGCCTAACGCCCCCGCGCCGCAAGGGCCCCCGTCCTGATGTCGGAGACCTGGGCGGATGAAGCTGGCGCTCGTGACTTCGTTAAGGAGTTGAAGCGTCAGCGGCAAGGCGAGGTGGAGATGCTCGTAGGGGCAGCCCGCAACTCAAGTGACCCGGCAATCGTCCGCTCCTGGGCGGCAATTGCTCAACTAGACAAGGTAATCGCAATGATGGAGGAAGAACGTGGAAAGCCCGATTGAAATGACGAATTTTCAGGTTCTGAAGGATGAGCGACGAAAGGCCGACTTTCAAAAAGAGATTGAGGCGAACTTTTCGCCACCAGGCGCCTTGGGCTTACCCAGGCTTCTGGAAGACAAGCGCGTCAAGTACGGCATCCCCGACTCCGCTTGGAAGTCTCAGGCCGTATTC